TCGTCTTCGCCACCGCCAAGATCGCCACCGCCAAGCTCACCAAGACCACCTCCACCAGTGTCGGCAGCTGCAGCTTCTTCAGCAACTTTTTCAAGCTGAGTTGCGATTTGTTTATCGTAAAATATTTCTCTTTGATTACGCAAGAATTCATCTTCCGAAACATCGAATATATTCTCGGCAATCCAACGTTTTGAGAAATAACCCTCGGTTGCGGCCGAAGCAACACTGAACTTCGTATTCCAAGTTTCAAGCTCTTGTAGCTCAGAAATCTTTGAAGGATTGTTAAGTTTTAACTTAAAGTTAATTAAGTCATCACCACGATAACCAAGAACGTAAAGATGAATAGTAGCAATCTTCTCTAGCTCTGATATAATAGAGCGCTGGAGACGTTGAACCGTTCTAGCAAAACGGATATCTTTTTGTGCCAGAGCCCCTTTCTCTTCCTCTCCACCGTCTCCTCTGATAAGATAAGATTGTGGTATCTTAAGAGCAGAAAACATTTTATCGCGTAGATATTTAACGTCATCAATATCACCAGTAAACTGCCCACCAGGAAGAGATTGAATTTCAGTTTTAACTCCTCCGCGAACAGGAATAAAGTAATCTTCCTCAACGGACATTGGATTATAACGAAGATCAACTCTACCAGTTTCTGGATCGACAACTTGATTTCTTTTCATGGAAGTAATAAAACGTTGCATAAAGTTTTCTACATCTTGTGCTGGGATGTTTCCAACATCGACATAAAACACTTTTCTTTCCGGTGATCGAACAATACGATAAGCCATCATAGAATCCTCAAGAAGAGTTAGCTGTCTCCAAATTCTACGAGCGGGGTCAAGAACTGATGTTCCATAAGGAGCAAACTTATCATTTCCTAAGATACGAAAATGTCCAATCTGCCAATTTTCAAAAGTAACCCCAGCACTATTCCACTGAAATTGTACATAATTTGGATTTTGTTTATCTTCTCCCTCAAGTCTTTCTATTTCTCTTGAAGGTAATCCAATAACATTTTTAATACCCAGAGTTGAATCGATATCCATATAAAGATAAAAATCTCCATACTTGCACATTGTTCTAGCCCAACCAAAAAGGTTGAACTCGATATTAAGAACTTTATAATAAAGCGTTTCTAGGATTTGTTTAATTTCTTCATCATGGCACTGAATTTTTAACATTCTATTGTAAACGTTAAATGTCGTCATCTCATCGGCAAAAATATCAAGAGCAGAAGCAAGCTCTGGAGTGTATTCCATTTGCTCAAAGTCTGAGTAGCGAACTAATCGACTTTGTGTGCTCATATTGTAGTTTGAAAAATTATCTAAAGGATTATAGCCAGTGCGCTCAAATTTTTGACCTGCAACATCTTTAAATGTTTGAGCATACTTATCTAATCTTCTTCTGCGAAGCTGTCTTGTGTTCTGGGTTCTATAGTTGATGATAGGACCAGAAAACAAACGTGTTAGTCTTTTGAATAGTGGTGAGTCTGTGTTTTTAGTATTTTCGTTTCCTGCCATTTTTTATCCCTTAAATATCCAAGAAAAATCTTTTCTCATTTTTTGCTCTTCTTCAAATCTTTCTCTTAAAGAAGCTTTATATTGACCGGGGGCGCGAGTGTCCAAGTTTGTTCTGCTGGTTGTTACACTGTTCAGAAAAGCTTTTTTATATTCAACGTCTCGTTGATTTTCTACAATTGCTGTATCTCTAACCCAACAACCAATTGCTGCAGCCATAACTAAATCATCATTATATCCGCGCTGTGCTTCCGGTCTCCCATTTTTCCAAATAAAAGTATCTAACTCGTTTGCTAAACGTTTAGAATAAATAGTCAAAACTTTGTTTCTTATGAACTCTTCAAACTTTGCTATAATTAGAGGTCTTGTTTTGAGAGATGTAGTAAAACCAGGAACAACAGACGAATCGCCGGCCGCAGCATATTGCTCTACATATTGATGAGAGCCTTTTTTACTATGGTAAATATTTTTATATTCCTTTTCTAAAAGCTTTTCTAAAACGCTAAAGCCTACATTATTATTTTCTACAACAAGCATTGCTTCTTTATATTCTACACCAGTTGTGTAAAGTATTTCAGAAAAAAGGTCTGAGGTCGGCTTACCCTTGTACTCTGCAACTATTTCCATTGTCTGTAATTTAAACACATGAAACGTGCTTGAGTCAGCCCCATCACCTCTTGCGACATCTGCAACTAGTAGATAACTATGTCCCTCTTGTGCTTCTTCCCAAATCCAAGTATTTCTATCAAATCCAACTTTATACTTTGGTTCTGATATTCCTTCTTTTATTCTTAGTATATCTTCTCCGTGAATAACAGTATCACCTGAAGTATTGAAATTGCACTCATATTCTTGCGCTATTTGACGACGGGACATATTTTTGGTTTCTGTTTTAAACCACTCATCATCTCTGTCAGGGTGAACAGACCAGGGAAGATTAACGGGTAGAAATTCATTTTCATTGCTTTCAGCGCCAACATACGTCTCGTGAAACCAGTCACCTACGCCATTTGGAGTTGAGATAGCAATACAACGACCACCAGTAGAAATAGTAGGATAAAGACCGGTCCAAAGTTCATCTAACCCATCAATGTGTGCGGCCTCATCAATAACCAATAATGATAATGCCTCTGAACGACCAGCATCGCCAGATGTAGATGATGCTTTAACTTGACTACCGTTTGTAAGCTCAATACTGTTTTTATTATCTACACTAAAATCTGCTATCTTCAACCAAGGTGGTAAATTTTTAAGAATTGTTTTAACTTTCTTAACTAAGTTTGCTGCTGTTGCTAATTTTGTCGCGACAATAAGGACGTTTTTATCACGATGAAATAACACTAGCCAAGCAACATACGCAGCAGTAATTGTAGAAATACCTAGCTGTCTAGCTTTAAGAACAACAATAAACCTGTGTAGAGCTAAACTTTCTACTAGATCGCCTTGAAAATCATAAGTTTTGAATGGTATAAGGCCCTTGCCAGGATGGGGTATCTTACAATAAGTATTAATAAAATAGACAGGTTTTTTGCCTGATTTGACAATTTCTTTTACTATCTTGTCTTTTGTTAGTTTGTAGGCCATTAATCATTTGGTCTGGTTACGTTTGACGGCTTTTTATCAGAAGATTGCTCAAGAAACTTTCGAAAGTTATCTTCCAATCGATCTGTCGATGGTTCTCCTACAGGAATGACATCCTTTAAACTACCAACTGTATATACTTTGGAGCACTGTGCCCATGTTCTTATCTTAGACATATTTTGCAAAAGAATACTACACGGGCCATCTGCAGTAAGGTTTAATGCCTCACCGGTAACATTCTTGTATTCTTTCTTTAGAAACTTTGTAATATCTGCAAACGTTTGTTCCATCTCTTCATCTAATTTAGTATTATGAAAAGAAGACACAGGCATCTCTGAATGATAGGAAACAATAAGTTTTGGCCCACTCATACGAACGTTAAATCCATCCATAACCCTAGAATCATTTAGAGCGCAACCTTTTTCTCGCTTCAGTCCAATGGGGTCATCTTTACCATCTGTTCTAAACCTTGCATCGTGCGCACCATCATAGGCATTTGCGGCCGCCTGATTGATTCCTTTAACTATATCATAAACTGTAGCCATTAATTTTGCTCCTTATTAGGTCGCCAGCCTTCTAGCCATCTTTCTTCTCTGTCTTCTACCCATTGGATGTAACAACTTCTGCAACATTCAAATTTGTTCATATAGAGATCATCTCTACCAGAGAAAGAATAAGTTTCGCAAACTGGGCAAACTCTATTTATTTCTTTATTAATTAGGTTTCTAGGAATGAAAAAGCCGTCTTCATTTATTTTGTCCTCGGCTTCTTTGGATTCTTCGGAATAAAACTCTTTTAAATCCTCTAAATATTGCTCTTCTTTTTCATCATCCCATCCAGATTTTGGATTAACAATAGATTCTTTTCCAAACTTTTTAGACATTGCTTTTTCTATTTTTGCAATTTGATTTAAATCTTTTTTCATTTATAACCTTATAGAAATAAACACTATTATAGCATCATAATAAATAGTTTTTAATAAAAAAGGGGAGGTCCGAAAACCTCCCCCAGAGAACTTATACTAAAAGTAAAAGATTACTTGTTCTCTAGCTGCTTCTTAAGTGAAGCGATCTGTGCGGACTGCTCTTGGATAGCAGAAACAAGGATAGCGGAGAGACGACCGTAATCGACACCCAATAGACCTTCTTCTGTACCGTGAACAGCTTGTGGTACGACTTGCTTAAGCTCTTGCGCCATGAAACCAAAGTCTCTAACGCCGTCTTTCTTCCAAGTAAAGTTAACAGCCTTAAGGTTGTTAATTGTCTCAAGACCATTTTGCATTGGAGCAACATCAGTCTTAAGTCTTTCATCGGAGTAAGTTACGAAAGCAGCAGCACGAATCTTGTTTTGGTTGTTAGAGCCATCAGCAACATCAACCGCAAACTCAGAGGTAGCATCGCCACCAAGAGTTAGGATTGTTGCGCTAGAGCCGTTAACAAACTTAAGAGTGTGATCTGCAGCAGTGTACTTCATTAACTCGTTTGCAGCTGCGCCGTGGAAAGAAACATCTTTACCACCGCCGTCAGCACCGAAAGCACTTACGTCGTTGAAGTGAAGACCAGCAGAACCACCATCGAATCTAACTACGTTAGCAGCAGATACGAACTCGATGCTGCCGTCGTCATCATCACCAAAAGTCACTTTCTTGTCATCTTGTACAAGAAGACCCTCGTTGAACTCTGCTTCTTTACCAAACACAATACTTTCACTACTATTTGTTGTGGTAAACTTAATGTAAGAAGTACCACCTTCGTTAATATCAAGTGCGGAAGCAAGGTTGTCTGTTAGAGTTATCTTGTTGGTACCAGTGTTACCAGCGAATCTAACATCTAGACCTGCGGCTGCAGCATCAACAGTGATGCTGTCACACGCTAGTGAACCAACGTTAGTGATGTTACCATCGGAAACACTTAGCGAGGTAACAGTGGTGGCAGCGAAACCAGCTTGACCAGCTTGAATGCCAAAACTGTGGAAGTTTGCTGAACCACTGAAAGATAGGCCATTAGCGCCAGAACCAGAAATCTGGAACACATCATCAGCAGCAACATACTTTAAAGAACCAGATGCGCCAGAACCAGCCTCATCAGTAGCAAACTGAATTTCTTTGTTATCATAAACAATACCACCTTCCTCGATCTCCAACTCTTTCTTGAGGAAAATAGCTTCACTGCCATTTGTAGTTTCAAACTGCATGTATATGTTTGAAGCTTCTCTGATTTGTAGTGCGGCAGAGCGGTTGTCTGTCAGAACAAGATCAAAATCATCACCATCAGCAGAAATGCTATCTAGAGCGATATCGCCAACATTTGTAATGTTACCATCAGAAACGCTTAGTGAACCAACAGTAGCATCATTAGCGCTGAATGTGTTGACGTTAGTAACGTTTTGGCTGTTTGCATCAAGTGCTTCACCTAACTGATCAATGAAAGCTTGTCCATCGATGTAAAGGTTTTTGTACTGTGCTCCGGACGCACCTAAATCAACATCATTGTTAGTTTCTGGACGAAGCACGCCATCTTGAAGACGAACCTGAGTTGTGCCACCGATGTTGAGGTCAAGAGCGGTGTTAGCGTGGTCATAAAGAAGAGAAGCATGACCAGCGCTGGAGGCGCCGCCGCCGATTCTAAGACCACCACCATCAGCATTAGCTGAAGAAGCGGAAAGAGCAGCAACAATTCTTCTGTCTGAAACTTCTAGATCAGTAGCGGTTGTTGTTACACTATTAATAGTATCAACATCAAGAGTGCCAATCTTGGCGTGAGAAGCGGTTAGCATAGTAATTGTGCCAACTGCACCATTAGCATCAAGAACAAGAGCCTTGCTAGCAGCTGCTGTACCGGCAGTAACACCATCAATAAATCCAACCTCAGTTGCATTTAGAGTTACCGAATCAAGGGTGAAGCTTGTGTCACAAGAAAGTGTACCAGCGACGGTAAGAGCGCCATCGGCAAGTGTCATTAGATCGGTATCAGAATCACAACCAATGGTTGAACTATCATCAACTAATAACGACTTGAGTGCGGTGTCACCATCTGCATCGACTGTAAAGCCAGTCATTGTGACGGTAGCAGCAGTCATATCACCGTCTAGATCAAGGTTGCGAAGACCAGAAAGGTCTTTGCTAGCGTCAATAACAAGAGCCTTGTTTGCTGCAGCAGTACCATTGGTAATGCCATCAAGTTTTTCAAGATCGGTCTCGTTAAGATCAGCGGAACCAATAATGAACGAACCTTCTGCTGTGACGTTACGGAAGCCAGAGGCATCCTTGTTAGAGTCAACAACAACTGCTTTGCTGGCAGCGACAGTACCATTAGTAATACCATCAAGCTTTTCAAGATCAGTTTCGTTAAGATCGGCAGAACCGATAATGAACGATGTACCGGCAGTTACTGCACCAGCAGCAGTTACATTGCGGAAACCAGAAGCGTCTTTGTTGGCGTCAACAACGACTGCTTTGTTAGCAGCAACGGTACCATTGGTGATGCCGTCAAGTTTTTCGAGGTCAGTCTCGTCCATATCGGCAGAACCAATGATAAACGAGCCAACAGCAGTAACACTACCTGCAGAATTAATACCTACATTTGTATGAATTTTCTCGGATGCAGCTGCACCAGAGAGATAAAGTGACCCACTTGCGGTGGGTTGTGTGCCAAGAAAGCGTTGGAGATCTACAATGGCTCCATAACTTGTGGCACTAACGGGACTAGACATATTTTAAAATCCTCCTTATAAGCCTATAGTACCAGGTGGTATATAATCACACCTGGTAGTAAGGTAAGTAGAGGTCTAACTTGGTTCGGCGCCTTGTTTTAAACACTTTATTTCGTCTTTTAAATTATCTATTTGATTTTGTTGAGATTTAATTCCTTCAAGTAAAATGGGTATAATCCTAGTATAATCCATGCTCATTGCTTGAGGGAAGTTTTGTGTGTTTTTTTCGTCCCATTCTACAATAATAGGTAGTTCTTTGCCTACCTCTTCAGCGATAAATCCATAATCTTTTTGATCATTTTTTTTCCACGTAAATGTGACGCCACGGAGGTTTTGAATGGTTTTTATAGGATTATCAATAACTTCTACATCTTTTTTAAAACGCTGTGAAGAATAGGTCATATAGGCATTTGCTTTAATTTTTCCACTGTTATCTGCCACATCCGGTAAAGTAATGCCGTGCGTTACGCTACCATTTGACATTCCGACACCTATTTTTTCATCTATATGTACAGTTGAACCTGATATAACCACACCACTAGATGATCCAGATATAATAAGAAAATCATCACCACTTTCATTGTATTCAATATGTGCATCAGAATTCGTTCCAAACTTTAATTTTGTATCATCTGTGATTTGCAGATTTGTATCATCAAAAGTAAGAACAGTTACTGCACCTAAAGTGCCATTGTTATTAAATTGTAATTGATTATCGGAGCCAGCAACTTGTGTGGGTGATTGTTCTTGGGAAATTGTTGCAACTCTTCTTCTGGAAAATCTTCTGCTACGACTTCCCCTTCTTCTACCCATTATCTACCAGTCCTTGCATCCACTGCATAAACAACTGCGATAGTTAGCCCAATACCCACAACAACACCACCTACTGTCCACCAAGTTGTATAATCTTCTTTACTCGCTGCTAAATCTGATAATCTTTTTATCTCATCATCTTTTAACTTCATTAATGTAGTGTGTTTCTCTTGTAAAGAATCCAGGCTAGCTTTTTGAGATTGTATGGTGAGATCTAGTCTTGCTTTTTGTTTGCCTAACTCATATTGTAGTTTTAAATTAAACTGTTCTTCAAGATACTTTTTATCTGAAAAAACTCTTGCTGCTGCGATATTGTCCAGTAAAACACCAGTGTAAGGCGCATGTTCGCCTTTTGATAGTCCAGTTATCTTGCCTTTTGGAATAGGAGTATTTTCTGCAATACATATCGGTGCATATGCTAACGAAAAACAAAGAATCAATGATGTTATTTTACTCCACATAATCTATTCCGTACCTCTCAGCTAAAATTTTTGCCAGATCATCTGGTCTATCATTAAACTCTTTTACTATCTTTTTTATCTCTTTCTTCTTTTTAATATCTAGCTTCATATTTTTTTCTTCGTAGTCTTTTTCTAGCTGGGTTAGAACATTATCATAATTTTTTAATATTTGATCTCTTGCTTCTATTTCTTTTTTATGAGCTTCTTCTATTGTTTTTATTTGATTTTCGTAACTTTTAGATCTAATTTCTAAAACATCTAGAGCTTTTGTCTTGTTTCGAAACAAAAACCACAGGACCAAAGTATAAACAATGACTGCTGGTACGTACCAATTATGTTTTAGCCAGGTCCAAGTTTTTTTCAAAGTTGATTTTAAAGTCAATAAAGTTAGCATTACTTTCCGTGCTTCCATGTTGCTGCTATATCCGCGATACCTTGGATACCAATGTAAGCAAGTGAAACGGCAACCCAGTCTTCGCTGGTTAGGGCGCCACCTACTAACATAAAATAAGTAGCGGTCATCCAAACCATAAGCTTTCTTGAAAGTAATCTTCCTATAGTTTTATCTAAAAAAGGCTTAACTTGTTTAGCCTGTTCTTTAATTTCAGTCATTTTATTATCTCCTATTTTGTTACCTTGTAAGACCCACTACGTTCTCTCAAGACGGCTGTACCAGCGACAGTAACAAAAAAAGGTGCCTGTCTATTTAAGCTTTCACGAGGAAATCTACGAGTCAGTAATTTATTTTCTGTCGCTCTTATCTGAAGACTAGGCCCAAATTTTCTAGAATACCTTTCATTGTTATCATCATCCTGCCAGTAAGGGACTAACAATTCAAAGGCGCCCATATCAAATGCAGTGCCTTGCGGTCTAGACACATTATTGATATCAATAGTGATACCATCAAAAGAAGTACCCTGGTCAACGCCTGTTGAGCCAGCCACCAGAGCATAGTTGTTAACAATTGCTTCTGTGTGCCCCTTCGTACCATTGTTAAGAAAAGTTATCGGATCTGTTTGATCACCAGTTCCTGCTGATTGACTTACATCTGAACCATTAAGATATGGGGCACCAGTAGTAACATTAACAACATTAAAAGAATGGTCTAGGGCATCGATTCCGTCAATGGCGTGACCACTAGCGCTAACAACACAGTTTATAGCTTTGCCCCATCCACTAATCACATTAACGCCGGAGCCACCTGCGCTGGTTCTAAGATTGTATATTAGTGTGCAAAAGCTAGCGGTACTATGAGTTTGAGTTCCATTGCCTTGCAATAATGGATTCTGTTGACGAGTTCCACTCAAAAAACAATTTGAAATTTCAAATTTTGCATTTGCAGAAACAGCAAAACCACCAAAGTTTCTATCCGTAAACATAAAGGAAGACTGGCTTACTATCATAGTGGTCGTTTCGCCACTTAAAAATCGATCAGATATGCAACCAATATCATACATAAAACAATCAGTGATCTTTATTCCATCAGAATTATTACTTACATTCATTTGGAACAATTCCATCCCTGTGTCGCCAGATCCTTTGATCTCTAATCCGTTAAGAATAAGCCCTGTTTTGGTGCCGCTATTTTTCAAATCCATTATATGCACGTTATTTCGGGCCACGGCATTAATGACTGGGCGCCCAAGAAGGCTAGCAGTGTGCGTTATCGTAACGTTATTTGCTCTGATTGTTATTGGGACTCCACTAGATAGAGTGTACGTTGCTTCATCGGTGATCTCAACAACATCTCCAGAATCGGTTGCTTGGTCGACGGCGCCGGTAAGTGTTCTAAACGGCTTGCTAATATCATTTTCAACAGCCGTGTGATCACTACCATCGGTCGCATTGACGTAAAATGTACCCATTTATAACCTCAAATCATAATGTGTGCGAATCCCTCTTTTTTATCAATAGTAATTTGTTGATCCACACAATCTTTAAGATGGTCAAGATGTGAAATCAAAATGACCGTTTTAAAGTATGTCTTAATTAGTTCTAAGATCGAAATAAAACCATCCATATTCTCGGCATCTAGCGCAGTCCCTGGTTCATCAAGAATAAAGATATTAGACTTTGGAAGAGATGAAACAGATAGAAGTGCAAGCCGGATGGCCATTGCTGCTAAGGTCTTTTCTGCGCCTGAGCCCATCTCAATGGGTCGCCGGTCATACTTTGGATGTTTGATAAAAATATTTAATCTTTTCTCTTCTGCTTCAAAGAAAATCTCAAAATCAACAACGTTGGCCAAGATACGAGACATCTCATCATTAATGATGGGCAATTTCTTTTTAATGATGTCGTAAGCAATACCATTGGGATGCATGCACTTCATTAGAAGGTCAAAGGCTGTAATCTCGTTTTGTAAATTGTGAAGCCACTCTTTTTTTTCTTGTAACGTCTGCACTTGTTGTGCTAAGGACCCATTATCTCTATGAAGGCTTTGTAATTCAGTTCGGCACTTGTTTATGTTTTTCTGTTTTTTGGCTATCTCTTTTGCTACATTTGCTAATTGTAAAATAAACGTCTCTTTATTTTCAATAAGGCTTTTGTTTTTATTGTAATCATCAATTGAGATATTAATACGCTGTAATTCGTTCTGTGCTGATAGAACAGAGTTTTCCCATTTGCCTTTTTCAAGATCTGTTTTTAAAACAACGCGTTCAGCTTCTCTTCTTTTCTCCATTAGTTTTTGGTAGTTTTCTAAATGAGAATTTATTTTTTCTTCATTTGATTTGTTCAAAAGTCTTTCTGCTTTTTCTTTTTCGTTGTTTATTGACTGAACTTGATTCACAAGATTAACAAGTGTTTCTTTTGAACAATGCGCATCTTTAATAAATTTACAGGACTTAAACTTATCTCCACATGGCACTTCTCTTAAAAGTTTTACTTTTTTCTCATTCAGTTGTTTAAGTTTTTCTGCGTTTTCTAGTTCTGTTAGAAGATTGCTTATTTTAAGAAGTTTTTCATCTATTTCGTCTTTTT